CTGCAATCTTCGATATAGTTTTGAGTAGTCTCTTCGTCGGTGTTCATAATTACACCAATAGACTTCTTCAGCATGTTACGACAAGGTTGAGGAGTAGATGAACGTACAACTTCAATACCCATAATCTTTAGTTTAGGTTCTGCGTATTGAACACCTTCAGAGTTATGAACGTTCAGAGCGTAATGCTTCTTACCTGTCCATATACCTTTGTCAGCAATCACCTCTCGCTTCATTACCATCTTTTGCTCGTAACCGTTTACGTACTTGCAAAGTTTATCATAGTCTTTAGCAAGCAAAGGTTCGAACTTTTCAGAAGCAACTTTATCTAAGAATCTAACAGCCTTATCTATAGTCATATCCTTAACGGCTTTGTCGACAAGAGTACCTACACGAATGTATAGTGAATCAGTATCAATAGCGATAACGTAATCTTCATCTTCAGTCTGAAGTAGCTTGTTAAGATATCGATTGATAGTTTGTTGAGCCCATAAGATAGTCAACTGACCAGTAACGGTAATAGATTCAGCAACACGAATATCATAGTATCTGAAGTACTCGTTAGATAATGCACCATAAAGAGAGTTCATTAAGATCTTTACAGACATCTGCTGATTATTGAGAGTAACAATCTCTCTTTCGATCTCATAACTCTTTTCTTTCTCTGCTCTTTGTTCAGCTTCAAGCATTTGCTTCTTAGTAGCAGAACGTTCAGCATATAAGCTCTCAATAATCTCAGGTACGATACCCTTTCTAGTCTTATCGAAATACTGACCCGTAGCCGTCATACAATACTCAGATGGTATATCAAACGGAGTTTCTTCTAGCAATGCATTAACGTTAACACCATCACATCTACCATCAACAACAGTCTCTGGAGACATATTATACTGCATAATAATATGAGGGTACAGAGAGTTAAGGTCAAAAGACATAACCCAGTCATGCATACCATTTTGAGGATCTTTAACGAAAGCCCCTTCTATCTTTCTCTCCTTAGTGTTATCACGTTTAGGAGGAATAACGATACCTCTCTTACGTAGTTCATTAAATAGGAGAGCGTCCCAGACACCCACAGAGCCAAACGAATCAGTCATGTTCACTAAAGCTTTATAAGCTACAGTCATTGACAAAGTAATCAAGCCCGTCTTATCTTCTAGACGATCTACGATATCGACATCTTTAATATTATAGTCAATATACAGTTGATAGTTTTTCTTATACAAGTCATGAAGAGTACCGTACTCAGAATAATCGAGCTTACGTTCTCCAAGTACGACATGAGCGATATTATCTAACTTATAGTTTTCTTGTGTGCCATAGGTATAACCAAACTTCTTAAAACAGTCAAGAAAGTCAAGCTGCTGAATACCTCTTACTTCATATACTTGCTCTTTACGAGAGGCAAACTGAACGAATCGTTCTTGGAGAAGTCCCCAAGGTGAAAGACGCTTAGCCATATCTTGGCCAAGCACCTTACCGATTCGATTAACTAGATAAACAGTATCGAACAATCTAGAGTTCCAACCAGTTACCACATCAGGATAGTTGGCACGCCAGTGTTCCAGAAACTTCATTAGAAGCTTTGACTCTGTCTCGCAATCTACATACACTACTCTATCAAGAATGCCCTCAGGAAGTATAGAGTCATCTCTATTCCAGGCACCAGCACCAAACACGTAAAAGATATTATCGATGTTATTCTTTACTGTAATAGCAGTAACCGGATAGTTAGCTTGCTCAGCGTGAGGAAAGCCTTCATCAGATTGAACTTCGATATCGAGAGTAGTAACGTTAATTATTTCACGATTCCACTCGATACCTCTCTTCCAGAAAGCATCAGATATAAACTGATGAACGTAGTTAGTATTACCGTAGATTTTAAAGTTCTCTACTTCACTATACTCACGTATAAACTCTCTGGTATCTTTGATAGTACCAGGGTTTACAGACTCTACATATCTTCCTTCTAGAGTCTTGAACTCAGTTTTCTGATTGGAATGTAGATACAAAGTAGGCTTGTAAGGTATTCTTTCACGAATACGTTTACCGTTCTTATAACCGCAGAACAGTATATCGTTACCGATATTATCTACACTTGTATAGAATGTTGCCATTAAATAATGATTTGCTTTTCAGGAGGTGTTACAATATTACCAAACATATTATTATATTGTGTTAGTACGTCTTGATCAACGTTAGCAATATAGACAATAAAGTTTTTTGATACGGGTATGTCTTTTTCTTCTTTACTTATGATAGGTGACCAAGGAGCAAAACCAAGTTGACCTTGACCTGTTGGAACAGCAACAATAGCGTCCTTGATAACTAGACGTGCATCGCTATCATGCACTACAGTTGCTACAACATCTTCACCAGAAGACATACGAATTAATTTAACATCAGACATTATTTTCTCCAAATAAA